GAGCGCGATAACTTAGAGCGCGAGCTAAAAGCTGTAAAACATAGCAACACGCTGCTTTTTAAGCAAAATCTTGACCTAAAAGGCGGCATTGAATCTAGCAAAGAACAGGTCGCAAGTCTGCACGATCAGTTAGAGAAAGCCGATATTGCATACACAACACTGCACAAAGACGCAAGTTACGCTAAATACGTCGCATGGGCTTGCTGTATCGCTTCGCTGCTTATCGTGCTTCAAGCGGCGTTCGTTGCGTTTGGCGGTGCGGTATGACTAAGCCACAATACAATCTAAGCAGCGATAAGCGCCTACAGCAGGCCGAGCGCCCGAAGTCTTTTGCGCTATCAATCATGCCTAAATCATCGCTAAATGACGCCGTGGACGCATGGGTGGCGAGCGGTGGCGAGGTTACAATGGTTACAATGGCTGTGCGCAGGGATGTGCCGGTTGCGCTAAATCGCAAGCAGTGCAAGATACGGAAAAAAGATAAGTAAGTAAGTGAGCAACAAAAAGCCCGCAATTAAGCGGGCTTTATTTGGCTAGATCAAAAGGGGATGTCGTCGAACTCCCATGCTTCACAGCCGCTTTCGATCACCTCTAGCGGCGGTACAGCACCGGCTAGGCGGCATCGCATAGCGGTTTGTAAGTGGATGCAGTTACCGCACATGGGGCGCGGTAATTCGTTCAGGCGATTGGTATTAAACTCGACCCACAGCGCCGAGTTTTCCTTATGATCGTTTTTCAACGCATGATCAAGATCGGCTTGGTAACGCTTGCGAAGCGCGGCCAATCGCGTCATGTTAATATCTGAATCAAAACTCATAATCAACCACCTTTTTATATTTCGGGTTTTTCGGATCAGGGATTGTCGCAATTCTATGCGGTATCTTTAAGCCTAAAGATTGCTCAATTGCTTGTCGAGTCGTACGGGGAACAATACACTCGCCATATTTTTCATCCCATGCAAGCTGCCACTTGATTGCAACTTCGCGGGCGCTATAGCCAACAGACTGAACAAACCAGTAGTCATCAATGGTTTCATCTGCAAAAAAACTTCCGGTGTCGAGATGATAGCGTGTTCGAAATGATGGCGGATTACTTGGGTTTTTGCGTGAAAGATGGCTGGCATAAGTCACCTTTTTTACCTTGTGCCACTTTTTTTCCGGCGGCTTAAAGGATGCAATGATTTCAGCATCATCTGCACCGCGATACTCTTTAGCTTCATCATTCATTGGCAATTCAGCACCGCATGAAGTGCATTCTTTAGCGCCTACGGGATTTTGAGAGCCGCATTCTGGACACAGCTTAAACGGAACTTCGCCTGCTGTTTTCTTAAAAACTTCGCGACCTCTGATTTTATTAACTGCGCCTTTTTCGCGGGTGGTACTGGTATAGTCAAGCCACAGACAATCCGTTTTTCCGTCTGCGATTCGCATACCGCGACCTGCAATCTGGACGTACAGCACATAACTCTTAGTTGGTCGTAGCAGTGCGATTAGGTCGATTTCTGGCACGTCAAAACCAGTGGTCAATACATTCACATTAACCAATGCGCGTATTTCACCAGAGCGATACCGCTTAATTAGTGCGTTTCTGGTTTCAGCGTTTGTGTCGCCTGTAATTATTTCGCATGGAACGTGCCTGCCTAACGATAATCGTACCTTTTCGGCATGTTCAATCGTTACGCAAAATACCAACCACTTTTTACGATCAGCGCCGCGAACGATTAAGTCCTTGACCGTCGCATCAATTACCGCATCTTCTGACATAGCGCGGCCTAAATCGCCAACCTTATAATCTTTACTGCCGTCGATCTGGTTTACCAGTTTTACTTGCGACAAATCCCCTGTGATTTCGGGCGTGTCATTTGGGACGACCAATGGGGATAGGTGCTTAGATTCTAAAAGATCATCCATTGAAACAGTGGCGGCAATGCTTGTGAATAGCGCATCTTCACCAGATGTTAACCAAGCACCGTCTCCGCGAAATGGCGTGCCAGTTAATCCGATAGCGCATATCCATTTGCTGCCATAGCATTTAAGCTGTTCGATAAAAGATCGGTAGCGGCCTTCATTTTTTGGATTAACATTATGGCATTCGTCAATTAATAATATATCGACCCTGCCGAGCTGGTCAGCGTATTTTGCTAGGGTGTCAATCGTTCCAAAAACAATTTGGCTTCGCATATCCTTTCCGAGATTGCCGGAGCAAATACCGATAGGCGCTTCCGGCCACACGGCACGCAGGCGCTCAACGTTTTGCTGAACCAGGATGCGCGATGCGACCGCCATAATGATTCGGGTGGTCGGATGCTTTTCTATAAAGTCCTTGCATATTTGCGCGATGATTACCGACTTGCCTGCACCGACGCACATATTAATAATCGGGTTTCCGCTCGGGTTATTTTCAAACCAGCGGTCTAGGTCACCAAGCGCTTTTTCTTGGTAGGGGCGTAGTTTCATGTTTGTTTTCCTCTGTTTTTCGGTTTAAAAAAGGCCGCATATTCGCGGCCTTTCGTTAACGGTTAGCGATTATTGGCGAGCCCACTTAGGCGCGTTGCTAGGTGCTTGCGTGGCTTGCGGGCGCTGCTGTGGTTGTGCGCTAAACGCGGGCGCTTGAGCTTGTGGCGCATGGCCGGCCACAGGCTTATACCCTTGGATCGCGTTTTTGTCGTCCGGATAGTCTGGGTTTTTCGACTTTTGAATAGTCACGCTGATGACAAGCGGAATGTTCAGCCAATCGTCTGGACCGCGCGGCTGCATGTTACCGATAGCGTTAGCAATTTGGGCGCGATGCTTTTTGCCGATTTCAGCAGCTTGCTGGTTTGCGTTTTCCATCGTGATGTCGGTAAACAAGACTTTGTTAGTGAAGTCACCATCAAGAATGCGGATCTGGCACGCGATGCGATTACCGCCGTTCTTATTGTCTTTCAGCTCCCATTTTTCAATCTGAGCGATGTACTCGCCACGCGGAACAAGTGAGTAAGACGGGGCGCTGTTGACCTCTTCGGTCGTGTAGGTTTCATTAAAGAACATGGCTTATACCTCGGTTTCGTTTGGTTGGGTGGTGTTTTGGATTTTTGCGAGAATATCCGCAAGATTTGGCGCTTCTAAATCATCAAGCGAGCCTGAGCGATCTTTAGCAGTCCAGTTAAAACACGGTTGCGTCTGTATAACGCGGTGGTCGATGCCGTGCGCGTCTTTTTGTACGCGCATCGCCCACACTTCATCAAACAGATACGGCAATTGCTGGCCTAGCTTATTGCCAGGGGTGGATGGATAATTGAGCATACGCCCGTTTTCGTCTTGTGCTTTTTCGCACTTGGCGATCATAACCACATTTAGCGGTAGGTCACGAAAAGCGCGAATCAATGCGATCATCTGATCTTGCATTGCCCCGTAGGCTTGACGCGGATCAACTAGCTTACCGTTAACCATGACTTTCTTTTGGCTACTTAGGATAACTTCGGCAACCTCGGAAATGGAGTCCACGATTAACCACTTTTTCGCCATACCTGCTGGGTCAGTGGTGAGCCAGTCCCATAAGCCGTACAGGTCATCGATTGTGTCGATTTGCACCGCGTCAATATCGAATTTACGCAGGGACAATAGGCCGTTTTCAGCGCTTGCAATGATGGTGCTTGGTAGATCACCCGTGGTGGCCGCTAATGCAGTTTTACCGATGCCGGATAGTCCGTAGACTAGCGCTTTGATGCCGCTTGATGCTGCATCTTTGGTGGATTTCAGTTTCACAGTTGCACCCGTTTGGTTGTGTACGCGTCTTGGTACATGGCTATTATTGCTAGTGTGATAAGTGATGTCAAGCTATTTTATTGCATTTGATATATAAAAGTCGATGGTATATAGTGGGCAAGTTTTCAGCATAGAGGCTTCGATGATGCCAAACGAGTTGCAGATACAGATCAAGGAGTTACTAGCGAAGATGACACAGACGGAGCTGGCCGAGCGTATCGGCTGCAATCAATCTGTTGTATCTTTGCTGGCAAGTGGACAGCGTGGCAGCAGGATCAGCTACGATCTTGCGATGCGCATACAGCGTGCATATGCACAAACAAAAGGAGAGCAAAAATGATCGTGGATTTTGAAAAAGGTCAGCCGTTGCATCTTAAAACGGCTTTGCAATACGCGGAAAAAGGCTGGCACGTTTTCCCGTGCTGGCCGGTGGTCGAGCGTGACAATGTGCGGGCGTGCGGTTGCGGCAACACAGATTGCAAGTCACCCGGCAAGCACCCGATCAGCAAACTAGCGCCGAAGGGTCAGAATGATGCAACCAC